TTTTATTTTTTAGTCCGTTTAACGGTCTTTTTAACTCAAGCACTTGCTTGCCTCCAACTTACTGTATCCGTTTAATTTTGTTATGCCTATGGTTTTGTCAACAAAGTCCCGCATCGTGTCTATATGAGACACAATGACAATAAAATCGTAGCGTTCTTTAAATAAGCTAAACAACCTTTCCATAGTAGTCATATTCTCTTTGTCAAGTACTCCAAACCCTTCATCAATTGCTAAGAAGTTTGTCTTAGGAAGGGCTGTTATCTCGCTTAAAGCAGCCCTAAAAGCAAGAGAAAGGACGAACCTTTCCATTCCGGAAGTCAACTCTATCGGCCAGTACCTTTTTTCATCGTAAACAATGTAACCGTGGATATATTTCTCACCGGTCGCCTCCAGCCTAACAGTGAAATCAACTATTTGATTTAATATCTGGTTCACTTCATTTTCTATAACAGGCAGTACCGTCTCTACTATTTTGTAGGGTATCCCCTCTCTTGACATAGTTTGGAGATACAATTCGTATATTCTGTACTGCTTCTTGTAAGATAAATATTTGTCAAGTTTAGAATTACACAAATCTAACTCCTGCTCTTTCCTATATACCTCGCTGTATTTGATTCTGATCTGCTTCTTCAACTCCAACTGTCTCTGCTCAAGAGCACAAAGTTCTGTTTTTAGGCTCTTTATATTTTCCTCTATTCTGGCATTTTTTTCAATTATTGCCGAATTTTTGGCATATTCGACTTCTTTTTCTTTCCACTCCTTTATATTTTCCTGCAAGGTTTTACCTTTGTATCGAGTTGCTTCTTTTTGAGTATTTAGCACAGCCAACTTAGACTCTACTGATTCTAACTCCCTAACGACTTTGTCAAAATATTTGGCAACAGAAAGGTCTCTTTCTACTTTTTCGAGTTCTGATATAAGGATTCTATAAGTGTCAAATTCGCTGGCGTAGGAATCCAATAGCCGGGGCATACTTTCTATGGCCTTCTGTGCATCTTTAACAAACTCATTATTAGTACAAAACTCGCAGTTGGGATCATACTCATGTTTGTCAAGGTGTTCTTTCTTTGCTTGAGCATTCTTGTACTCTGACAATATCCCCTCATACTTCCGCTTGCTTTGATCAACCTTTGTCTGTATGTCCCTGTACTTGTCAACGAGTTCTGAGTAACTATTTGCAGCCCCTCCTCTTTTAACAATTTTTTGCAGCTCTTTCCGACGTGAAACTAACTCATTTTCTTGAACAATTATTGATTGCAAGTCTGATCCTGCGCCGTCTCGCGCCATAGTTAGATATTCTATTTGGCTTTTTATGTGCGCAATGTCGAATTCGATATCAGTCTGCCTATACTCTTTACTTAGCGTTATTATACTGGTATTCTTTTCCTTTATGTCAGATTCAACCTCTTCCAAGGACTTTTCCAAATCCTTTAGCTCGTCCTTTAGCACCTCTATTAGACTTGTTAGCATAGAAGATACCTTTGTGAGATCGTCTTTCTCAAGTTCTTTGATAAGTGTCTGGTACTCTTTCGACTCTTCTTTGGCAAGTCTGAACAGGTCATCATAGATGAATATGTCCAAAAACTTATATAACAGTTCTTTTCTGTCTTTCTGGGTCGTGTCTACAAAATTTTTATTATCGTACTGCGTTGACATAGACACCATGACAAAGTCGTCATAGGTTCCAAGAAAATCCCTGATGGCATAGTTGGTCTTGTCCCTATCTTCCCTGTTTAACATTACTTCTATGCCATCTTCTTCTGTCCAGAAATTTACATCAACTTTTACAGAACCTGTTTTTTCATTCAATGTTCCTACCCTCTCAATAAAGTAGACCTGACCTGCAATTTCAAATGAAAACTTGGCACGGAAATTTTTCTTAGAGTTATTCAACACATGCCCTGCTTTAGTTGCACGGGTTGATTTGTCAAATATTACAAAAGTAAGTATATCAAACAGCGAAGATTTTCCGCTATAATTCTTAGCAAACAGCCCATAAATTCCTTTAAAGTCTGTGAAGTCTATGTAGTTGCCCTCTCCGTATGAGAACATATTGGAAAACTCAAGTCTCAGTGGTTTCCACGTGATGTTCCTCACTGCATTTTGAAGGGGTATTCTCTTATTCAGCTCATAATTTAACTTGCACAACTCTTCTATGTCATCCTCAGTTACGTCTGGATTCACTGCCAAGAACTTCCTCATTATTCCGTTTTGGTAGTCAACACTGCGACTATCCCCCAGCAAGTCTTCCCTTGCCTCAAGGGAGTTAAATGCGTTTGATACTTTCTGTAAGGATAACTCTACTATCTTATATTTTTCAGATAGGTATTTTTTGAACTCTTCAAGTTGGTGTATTTGAGTATTTTCGTGCTTTATGCGAACCCTTAAATTTTTAGGAAGGTTATCAGGTATTTCACACTTTCCATTAACAAGGTGAAACGTGTAGTATCCGAAATCATTATCAAGTTTGACAAATTCAGACTTCCTGTTTTTTACATCCCAAACCAAAAATCCGTGACCGCCAATAGATTCTCCATGATCCTGCTGAATTGCGCTGCCCGAATATTTTATTATGGGTTTTTTCTTTCTTAGTTTAATCATATATATATTATATTTTTGTGTTGTTCCATAAACCGCAAAGATACGACTTTGTTCAAACACTTCAAAATTTATTTTTTAAATGCAAATAAATTGTTAATGTTATTGCGCTTGCTTAGTATTTTATTACCCCCTATCTTTGCACCATAGTTCACAAGAAAGTTTCACAAGTAAGTTAAATCTTACACAACCATATCAAAAATGACAAACATCGTAAATTTAACACCACACACAGTACGCATCGTAGATGACCAAAAAAACGTGATTGCCGAATACCCTTCACAAGGGTCTTGCCGTGTAAAAACGGCATACCAAACAACAGGCACCGTCAATCAAGTCCCTGTTTTGAAAACTACTTACGGCGAAACAGAAGGGCTGCCTGATCCAGCCGAAAACACAATTTACATAGTAAGCATGGTTGTTGCTCAGGCAAACCCAACAAGAGAAGACTTGGTATGCCCAAACAGCGCCCCTGACCAATCTGTCCGAGATGAGGCCGGACAGATTTTCGGGGTAAAATCTTTTGCGAAATATTAAGCTTGAAACAGGGGATGCGCATCTTATACGCATTTCATTTTTAATGAAAAGCCCGCTCTGCTTAATTGTAGGGCGGGTTTTTCATAATATTGGAGCGTGAAACCCACACATCACGAAGTGTGGGTGGGTAGTTTACTTAACAACCTCCCAACCTTCATCAAGATATTTTTGTACCTCTGAATTTTTTACACTTATTTCATTGTATTCATATTCTTGAACAGTTTGCGAGTAATGTATGTCTCCTAACATAACCACGTCAAATCCATCAAAAATAGAGGGGCGTATCCCATGCTGTATTGTTATCAAGTCTGTCCTTGAACCGATTAAAGGCCCGTGGTGCAGCGCTATTTTAAAGTCATCTTCGATGTCCTTAGCATATACCCATTTTTCAGGGCTATCAAATATGCCGAACAAAGAGAAAGTAGTGCCCATGAGCCTGTAAACCCCACTGTCTTTCCAATAGTGCAGGTTTGGATGGTTCATTGCATCTACAACTGGTGTAAGGGCATCAAGTCTGTTTGCATTGGATAGATTTCCATCGTGGTTGCCGGGAGTTAATACTGTTGTACAGGTATCTGCACAATCCTTTAAGAACCTTGACACTACCTGAAACAGTTCCGGCGACATCTCTGTTTTAGAGTGAACTACGTCACCCCCTATGAAGATTATAGAGTTTTCATCTTTGTTTTTTTGAACGTACTGGATGAAATTCCTAAGTACTGCGTTAAACTCCTTGTGCCTTTGATAGAGCCTAAAATGGATGTCACTCAAATGAAATATTTTCGAAATTTTGGAAGCCATGTTTATCTTTTTGGTAAATTATTTGGTAAATATATCCTTGTTCCGTGCAGTAATTTTCTCCTGCTTCTATTTTAGCCTTTATTATTTTCTTATTCTTTGGAGTTTTTAAAAAGCAATATACTCCATCTGGACAAACCTGTTCTAACACCCAAACACACTTGTGATCTGCCCATGATAGATGATATTTGTGACCGACAGTCGGATTATTTGTTTTTTCTTATATGTATCCTATTAACTGTTTCGTCATTTGTTTAATTTTCGTAGTAACATATACCTAAGATTTTCGGTCTCTGTGACTTTTTTTGCGTTGTCAATGTATTCCCAAACCTTTTCGTGGCCGAGGCTGGTTGGATCATGGTAAACAGTGTGCCCTTCCCTTTTCGTGGCTTCTTCATCTATTGGAAATTCTGTTATGTAAACTTCTATACCATGCTCGTTAAACCACTTACTGTACTTCATTGCGTCCTTTACAGCATCGCCATCAAGACATAGGTATATCACACTAACATTTTCTTCTAATATTTTGTTAAATAGCGATCTACTAATTTGTTTGCCGTTAAGTGGAATAGCGTTTCTTCTAACTACAATAGCGTCAAGTTTTGACTCAACCAAAATTATAGGCTCTGACCAGTTTATCTGATCCTCATCATATATTCTGTCCTTTTCTACGGCGGTTGGAGCAGCGAACTTGAAAACTGGGTTCTGTAAATAACTCCTGCCTGTAAAATAAACCAAGGTTCCCATTTCGTCATAAAATGGAAAAACCACCATGTCCCTGTACTTTCCGCTGTCACAGTAGCCTATTCTATGTTTGAACAGGTCTAACGTAGTGAGACCTCTTCCAAGTAAATATTTTAAGGCTTTATTGTAGTAAAGCCCTGTCCCTTTTTCCCAAAGGGGCTTAAACTCTGGTGGAAGTGATAAAGTGTCGTTGACTTCTTTTTTTGATTGATAGGTCTCAACAAATAAGGCTTTTGCCCTTGCTATCAAAGAAGGGTTGGCTGCTAATTTGTGGAGCAGTACAGTGACCTTTTTTCCGTTCGCCCCGCATACCCAGCACTTCCACTTACCAGTACCAAGGCTTACCCCAAGTTTAGGTTTGTGGTGGTTACAAAAAGGGCAATTAAACTGATAATAGTCTCTATTCGCTTTATGGCCTTCACCAAAAACGGATTCAAGTAGTCGTAGTTTTTCGGACATAAAAAGAAGTTTCCCGCAAAAATAACCATTGTTGGTGAATAATCAAAACCAATTAACACTTCGTTTGCGAAATTATATTGCATATTGGCTCATCTATTTATAGGGGGGATGGGGTTTTTTAAATTTTATTGCTTTTTCAGTATTTTAAGATACAATCCTTTAATTCAACCCCTTTAAAAGTTCTTTAAAAGCATCGTCAAACTTTACGCCTCTAAACTGTCCTGAACCTATTGCTTCGTTGTAGTAATTCTCATCTGCAATTACATTTTCTCTCATTTGAAAGAAGCACTCAAGAAAGTTTACTTGTCCTTTTGTTGCTGCAAAGGCCAATATCTCAAAAGTATAGTTTTCCCTGCCAAATTTGTTTATGTCTGCAATCAAAGGTTTACAACTGCCAATGTAATCGCGCCAGTTGCTTTCCACATGATTTTTTTTTTGATAACCTTCGATCCGTTTTTTAATTTAACTCTATTAGAAGTAATTTTAGAGGCTTTTAAGTACTTTCTTCCTATATACTTTCTTCCGTCTAATTTTGAGGTTATCCTATAAACGAACCCGAAAGCGTCAGAGGGTATCTCAAAGTTCTCTGTTCCTTTGTATGTCCAATTGCTCATTTTTGTGTTTTCATGTTGGTAAAGCGATTCCTGCAAATCCTGTTAAAAACAGCCTAACATAAATATGGTGTGAACTATTAAGGTTCCGGGTATCTTACTGTCAAATGATTTTTTAACTCTATTATTTTATAGCATTTAGTTTAAGCATCCCACTTTACCGATATATTAATATTTACATCATCTCTCATTTGTAGTGGCTGACTTAATTTTCCTACTGCAACAAGTTCTCTTTTTTCATTATAGAGACCTATTGCCGTCACATAAGGAAATAAAGCACCTTCTGCAAGTGACCCTGTCATCTCATCAATAATTAAATCAGTGTAAGCGTTTTTGAGTGTACTTGGATTTTGCGAAAGGTTAAAGCTTCCAGCAGGTATTCTAATAAGACACTCATAAGAGTAGATTACATGAGTTGATCTAAACTTTAAAGTCCACTCACTATTCAACAAAACATTATAAATAGGATCATGGCCAGTAATTACTATATTTCCAGATTTATAAAACACGTTTCCGCACACTGCTGTTTGATACGCTGACTGATCTGTTGTTTTTGCCAAAGTTGCCATTTGATCGGGCGTTAAACCCTTGTCATAAAACCTTATTTCATCAATATTTCCCCACATTCCGTTTACATCGCTGTAAATACTTTCATTTCCAAAAACAAGGTCATGGTTGTTTATAGGATCGTTTGTATTATCCGACCCTGAAATAACAGGTAGTCCGTTCTTATACATAGTTATCATAGAACCAGACTTAACAACTCCAACGTGGTAAAAATCCCCTCCTAAATAAGGCATTGATAAGGAAAAAGTGTTTATTCCGTCTGATCTTTTAAAGAAAACTTTCTGTAAGACCCCATCGAAGTAAAATTTGTACGGGTACACATTGGTAGGTAGATAATCTATACTAGAACTTACATGTAAAGTATCTATAATTAAATCATTTTGATTGTATTTTGGCAAATTTCCATAAATTTGTCTGGTGACTATAGTATTCTTAGAGATGATTGTGTCAATGTTGTTGTATACATTAGCACGGTAAAAAAAGGTTATAGAGAAGTCAGAATTTCCTGCAAAGTTAAACTCTGGTCTATTTGGTGTCCATATAGACGCTACTTTATTTTCGGCACCGTTTCCGTTTAAAAACTCTGCCGAGAAATTTGATGAAGTTAAGTTAATAGGAAAACCTTTGGAGAAATATACTTGCCTAACAACAGATTTTACGTCTGGTTCAAACACATAAGATTTGTATGCTATTTCTCCTTTTTCTATAATTTTGTTAATAAATCCATTTTTGAAAGAACGAAAAACATCGTTGAACCCCCAATACGCTACAAGGTTATCATTTGAAGGAAAACTGCCAGTATCTATTGATCTATCATATAGATTTCCGTTTCCATCATCATTAAAATATCGGCCTGATGCAGTTAACTCGACCGATCCCGGCTTTATAGACTCTCCATAGTCTAAATATGGAATTGAAATTATAGAAGCACTTATACCCAAGTTTTTATAGGTAAATCTTGGGTTTGCATGTTCTAATGTCTTGTATCTATCGTAAGGGAATCGGTAGTATTGAGAGTCTATGCTCTTCCAAACAAGAGATTTATATGAACCATCAAAAGAATTAGTCTCGTATATTTTCTGAGAATCTGTGCCAAGTTTGAGTTTTCCCATCGGGTATCTTGCATCTAGCAACTTATACCCGCTACCTGTTTGTGGGGTAGAACCTGAATATAACTGTGAACGTTGCAACAAGAATTTCTTATGGACTTTCACGGGTGTTAATGTGAAGTCCTGTGGGTAAACAGTGCCATATACGTGTGGTATTGCCATCGTTCATCTTACTGTATTTTTTTGAGCGCTTTTTCTGCACTGATTATTCCAGCGTCTATCTTCTTTCCCTTAGATTTAAGAACAGGTAAAAGTCTGCCGAACATTTGTTTTATGGAGTTCCAAATATCTCCCACGCCTTCTGTTGTAAATACTACTTGGCCTTTGGTTCTTCCTATTTTCTCAGTCGCCTTTAACTCTGCCAAAATTTTAGCCTTAACATCTTGGTTGACTTGCGTCATTGCAAAATCAAGAACCTTTTCATACTCATAGGTTGCTGGGGATGATTGGAACCTTTTGACCGTCATAACAATATTCTTGAACCTCACTATCCTTTCCTCATCTTTCTTTAATTCCTCAAAAAAATCCCATAATACATCTCTCAAGATTTCATCAGATCTTTTTTCAAGGTCTTTCAGTCCAGTCCTCTTCACTATCTCATCTATTTCGGCTTTTGCGCTGGCTATTTTGTCTTGCAATTCCTTTAACTCTGCAAGGTATTTCTCTATTTTTTCATCTAACTTAACGGCCTCCACGAGGATTTTATTTTTAGTTAATCTGCTTATCTCTGCCCTTATTATCCTCTTTATACTTTCTTCGAGTTTTATTTCTTTAAATTTTCCGAGATCAATTTCTTTAGGTTTTTCAGTGCCGGGTGTCTTCTCTCTCTTTGTAGGTTTTGGCACTTCTACTGTGTCCGGTAGTTCGTCTTCCGCTTTCCCGCCTTTCTTAACGTTGAACCCTTTGGTTAGGGCTGCGTGTTCCGCTGCTTCCTTGGTAGGGAAACCAACATTAGAAATACACTCTGGGCCATCGGCAGTATCTATGTAGAACCAATATTTTCCATCTTTTTTCTTTATGTTGATGAAGACTCCTTTAGATATTACTTCTTTTATTTTCATTTATAATATACCTTACTTTTTTTGTACTTTTCTACAAGATCGCTTAATGTAATATTAATCAAATTTCAAATCTATTTGAATAAGGGCTTCTTCCGTGTAATTTTTTAAAATAGGTTTACTGAGTTTTGCTACTGCCAGCAAATCTTTGTTGTCATTGTATAACCCTATCTGCGTTATATAAGTAGTAGGGTTTCCGTAAAAATCATCAACTATCTGTCCTTCGCTACCAGTTTGATAGCTTGGGTTATTTGTGAAGTTGTATTCAGCATTTTTTACTCTTATGAAATACTGTTCTATGTACTCGTACTTAACCTTCCTTGCCTGAAATCCAAGATAATCGCCACTCGCATCTGTATATAGAGCGGATCCAGACATTGAAGTAAACAATTTCATAGCATTATCACCTGCTACATCGCTTCCTGTAACGGTCAAAAAACTTGCAGATATGTCAAGCAAATCTGCATCAAGTATTATAACCCCTAACCTTGGGTATGAAAGACCATAGACATGAGGATGTGACTTGTTATATACGCCATCTTCAAGTGTTCCAGAAACAATGTAAAATATTTCTCCTGCTCTTCCAACAAGGTGAGTTTTAGACTCGCTGACGGTTTGATAGAAACCTGCATAAGCGTCGGAAGACAATTCTGTCTCTACATTCAACCTTGAATCATCTATTAACCTGAGTATGTTGCCAGCGGCTCCAAGTTTTACGTTAGAACCTGTATGTGCGTTTCTATTTCCGTTACCTGCAAGGAACTGTGATCCTGAAAGGATGTGAAGATTTAATTCAAGGTTTCCTTCATCAAGCCTATCTCCAAATCTATCTCTATTTACATCAATAGCATAGAAGTGGTTGATTACTTTTGATCCTATTTTAAATTGACGTTCGTTAGGGTTTAAACAAATACCTCTATATTGGCCGTAAATTGCTTTGCTTGGTGACATCCAATCATACCCCCCTAAGTCTCGGCTCCCACTTCCGTCATTATGACCATAAGCAATTGAAAAATGTTTTACTGGATTACAGTGAGAATCACATGGTGACTGGTAAATAGTTCTTCGGTAACTTGAACTTACCTCTGTACTACACGTAAAATACGTTAACATATTTGCAACAGGGATGCCTGTCACATCTTGCCAAATTCCATAGTAAACTTTGCTTACCTGTGTAGGGAGCCTATCCTCCATTGTCAGCCTCGTGTAAACCTTTCCAGAACTTATCTCAACAGGAGGACGAGGAGGGGATGGTATGGTTACCGGAGGTGGAGTTATCACAGGAGGTGGGGATGGTACGGTTACCGGAGGTGGAGTTATTACAGGGGGGTCTGGCGAAGGCAACGGAGCTGGTGCTGATAGTTCCAAGACCAAGTCATCATAGTTTACTCCTCCTCTATAATCATCTGATTGTACTAGAAAAACATACTGCCCATTTACTATTTGGATATCAGTTTTTATTATATTATTAGAGCTGACCCATTTACTTCCGTCGTATTCCTGAACATTTATTACCCAACTCGTTCCTTTTACAAATATAGGGGCAGTATAGGTATCCGGGTATGTTCCGTTTCCTGTTATCGCCCCTGTTATCACGAACCTCTGTGGTTGGTCAATAGGCTGCGATATTAATCTTACTGTCCAGTTTCCTTGTATGGTTATTGGCATTTATTTTTCCTAATTTCGTAGTATTTTCTCTTTTACCAACTCAAAGTCAGATTTTATCTCGCTCTCCCAAAATCTTAATAGGGTGAAGCCTCTTTCTTTTGCTATTTGATTTTTATGAGCATCAGTTTTTTTATTATCATCTAAACTTTTATGGTATTTCGTTACTCCGGGTCCTCCATGCCAATAATCTCCATCTGTTTCTATGAGGATATTTGTATCTGTGATACAGAAATCATAAAAATATCTCCTATCATTCCACTTTTGATAGTATTGTTTTATATAAGAAATCTTATACTCTATCAAGAAATTTTCCATCATCTTTTCCAGATTATTTACCTTTCTCCTTCTAATCATCTTCTTTATCATTTCCTCTGTCCACATATTCCCGTACATAGGATTTAACTTCCCAATTTTTTCTTTTGCTCTTTTTGATAACTTATCTTTGGCTATTTTTTTAGTAGTTTCACTCATCTCGCTCCAAATATTCCTACCTTGACCATTTACAAATGCCTTTTCTGATAATTTCTTCGATGCCTTCTTTCTGGTATCCTCACTCATTCTTTCCCAAACATTAACCCCTTCGTTTACCTGACTTCTCAATATATATCCACACTTTTTTGAACAAGTATTTTTATTTGTTACATTTTCATTACATACTGGGCATATTTTCCAAAGTGGTTTAAAATCTTCAATGTGAATCTTAACGTAGTCTTTGAATGTGATATTATGCTTTTTCAAATGCAATGGAAATCCTTTAACCCCATGCTCCTCTCCACACTCTCTACATAAATATTTATTTGTTGGTTCGTTCTTATAATTTTTCATAAACCTTTGATTATCAATAAGTTCTAAAATTCCAATTTTAGCTTGATTAATGCCTCCTTAGTAAATTTCTTCTGCAACGGCTTGCTCAATTTACCTACTGCCAATAAATCTTTGTTATCATTGTACAGCCCTACTGTCGTAATGTAAACTGTCGGGTCTCCTATCATTGTTGGCTCGGCAAGGTCTCCCTCGCTACCGGTCGTGAAGGTTGGGTTGTTTGTGAAATTGTACTCTTGGTTTTTTACCCTGACGAAATAGTGGGTAGATTTAACCTTTTCGCCGCTTCTTCCTTGAAAACCGAGTCTATCTCCACTTGCATCGGTGTATAAGGCTGAACCCGATAATGAGGTAAACAGTTTGAAAGCGTTGTCTCCGGGTATTTCAGAACCCGTTACCGTTAGGAAACTTGCGCTCATATCGAGTCTATTTCCATCAAGAACAATCACACCTAACCTTCTATAAAGTTTTCCATAATAATGTGGGGCAGAACTGTTATAAACTCCGTCTTCAAGGGATCCTGATACGATATTATAGACTTCCCCTGCTGTTGTTACCTCTGCGGGGGCAATCTTACTGTCATCTACTAACCTTGTTACTGCTTTTGTTGGGAATACCCTTACGTTAGAACCTGTCCATGCGTTCTGTGCGCCACCGCCTGCAAGCCACTGTGAACCAGATAACCTTTGTAGGTTTATCTCAAGGTTCCCTTCATCAATAAATTCTCTCATTCTAGCTCTGTTTATGTTTATCACATAAATTGAGTCAGTTGCCTTTCCGCCAATCACGAACCTCTGTTCATCTGGCTCAAGACACAGTTGCTTGTACTGGCCATAGATTGCGCGAGAAGGGGTGTCGTTTATCTGCCCGCCTTCATCGGCTGAGCCTGACCCTTGTTTGTGCCCCCAAGCCACAGAAAATTGTGCTTCGCTGCCACACTCCCCACTACCAGAGTTAAATATCTCATAGTAATATCGCTTTTGAGTTGCATTTTGAGCAGAAGAAGTGTAGAAAGTCACCAAATTTCCCACATTACCGCTCCATAGCGCACGAGTTATAGTTTCTTGTTGGTTTGGCACAATATCACCGGTCTCAAACCTTGTCCAAATTCTTCCAGATCCAAGATTATTAGGAGGGAGCGGCGCGGGAAAAGTAGGAGCCGTTGGCAATATCGGAGGAGTACTCCCGCCTGTATCTCTTGTAGGCGGTATAAAGTCCATTACAGGAGGGAATATTTCCCCCCCTGTTTGAGGTTTAACTCCACCTGTATCTAAGGACGGGCCTGTTGGGATAACATTGTGGACAACGTTATTTTCATCCAATACAAAAAAGTTTCCTTTATTCGTTTCAAACCCAGCAACGCTAACTCCCGGCATAATTTGCTTGGTAGTAGGCTGTGTATTTTGCAATACAGAAGGGTCAGTAGATACTGGGATTAAGGTAAGCCCCGCATCCTCCATCTTAGACTTTTGCGATTCATCTAACTTTTGAACTGTTCCACCTGTTCCAGTGGCTACGCCTTTCTTTATAAATGCCATTTTCTTTTCTCTTTATTTTGTCTTAATCAAGGAAGTTTGATAGGTGCGTTTCCTGTCAACGGAATGTTTGGAGTTGTGTTAGTTGTAACCTTCCTTACTGTTATGTTCACTACTACGCTTCCACCAGTCTCGTTACCAACAATAGTCAGTGTTGTTGACCTTGTGGAAAGGTTAAGCATGTTTGCTGTAATAACTACGCTTTTTCCAGAAACGGTCACAGATGCCCCTATTTCGCTCTCAGTGAGAGGCGCTGCTACCATGTTGCCTGTTCCACTAAACTGCTGTCCGGGCGCTGCCTGATCCACGTAAATTGAGCACACATCACTGTCTGCCAATGTAAAAGAATATCCAAAGGTTGTATTTCCGTCTGTGTAGTTTATTGTTTGAGGCGCGATGGTTATGCTCTGTCCCGGACTCAATGTGAACGAAGTCTGTGGTACAGAAACTACCGGTATCCTTACAGTCTTGCGAGGCAAGGTTACGAGTTTATATTTCATGTTTTGAGTTTCGTCAGGAACCGCCTCAGTAATCGGCATACTTTCAATAACAATGCCGTAATATGCGTTACCGAGCGGGTGATCTGGGTTCCACAAAGAATAATCAATTTCGTCGTCTGCAAGCGCAAAGTAGGTTACATTGAACTCGTTTCTTCCACGGCTCAACAACTCCCTGCCTTTTCTTGTTAGTATAGCATCCACAGTTATGCTTTGGTTTGATAAATACCCCATAATTTATTTTCCTTTTTATATTTTGTTCAGAGTATTATTTGGTTATCTCTGTTTATTTTAAATCTTAAAATTTTACATACTAGTGAACTACCCCAGTACCTTTCCCTCTTATGGTTATTTCTTCGGAATGTTCTAATAGTCTTTTTTTCATTATATTGACCTTTTAATTTAAATATAAATATCATCTTCTAATCGTTTTTCGTAGATTGGCCAACTCTTCTTTTATGGTATCTTTGTTTTGTACTGATATGTCGAGGCGCTTATTTACAGTTGGGTATTCATCAGAAGCATCGAATATAATTTTTTCGCTTCCTTCTTCCAAGAACCTTACTGTCTTAATTGAGTGTTGCTTTTGGACTTTAGATGTTTGATACTTGTACTCTGACCTCAAGTAGCCATCTACTTGTATTGTCATGGTGGTTTTTACCAACCTGTCCTCTCCCGGAACATTTACATTGTCGTGGGCAATGTCTTGTATGTTTGTCCTAAAAGTGTTGAAGTCGCCCCAAACGTGATCGTTGGTGTTTGTTATAGCGTGAACTACTTGGTTCATCTGCTCTTGTAAATCTGTCCAAATTATCAATTCATAATATACCCTAACATATTCTGGAAAATCAACTAAATAATATTCTACTGATTCTTTTTTTAAGTATTGTCCTGCTACCCTATCCCACTGCATACTTAAAGTTCTTTGTGGAAATAATTTATAAGTTGCCCGTCCCGCATTTGAATTATACATAGGCAGTCTGTCATCAGATGTCATAGAAGTTCTTCTGATGGTAATTATTGGGGCAAGAACCTTTTTATGCTCGTCTCTCAAATAACCATGTTGCCTTATTTGAGACCATTTCTCCCCATTGGCAAACATAACAGGCACTTGTATTGCGGTTCCATTGTCAACTATCTGTAACTTTAAACTTTCGGTCAAGTGGAAATACACCGCGTAGTCAATATCATATAAAGTGACCTCTGGCACAACTACCTCGTCATTATCCCTTCTTATAACCTTTGATCGGTCAACATTGGGACTTGTGTTCCCTTCTTGATATGGTCTTATTACAGGGTTTGACATTAATTATCTCCATGTGAAAAGTTTTTCATATTATTATCTGCAAAATAATAAGTGTTTAGCATAAGTCTTATTTGGGATTAGGTTATCAGCAATGCTCCGTCCCAAAAATTCATCAATATTTTCCTTTATAGGTTTTTGGGGAATGTTCTCATTACGTTTATACTATTTACACCAGAACGGACTTCAACTAAATTCAACTGCGACATTCTGGTTAAGTGAGTTTCTGCTATAATCGAAATATTAAACCCAAAACTACTATTGCTCCTTCCTTCTACCTCTATGGGAAGAGTCTCATCATTCCTTCCCATCCAATACTGCTGTTCTTTAATGTTATCAACTTCATAGTATTTTTCATCGTACTTTATTATATCGCCCTCAGACAACACTACGTTAATGTCTTTTAGATCGTCTCTAAGGAACTTAAATTGGAGTGTTTGGGTAGTGTCGAGACCTGTGTCTACATCGTTAAATGTAGCATCATCTTTATTGACCAAGCAAAATAACCTAACGGGGTTGTAATATATTTTTTTATGGCTTTCATTGTACAGGTTCACTTCCATCTCTGGTAGGGCAAGTTTATACAAAGCACACTCTATTGATATGAACCTGTGCATTAACTCTCGGCTAATATGTCTAACCAATAACCTATCTCTACCTGATGAAAAAAGTGGCATTTGCTTCCTTACATAGTTTGTTTGATGTGCGACGCTGTTTTTTTAAGAACTCTGTAAAACTTGCGAATATGGCCGCTTGAATAGATGAGCCTTTTTTACAGGTTTTTTTCTCAGCAAAATCAATTATATTACCATATATTTTTTGTTTTGACCGAATATCTTCACCAAGTACAGCCTATACTAATCCTCTTATCTTCTTTATAATTTTTTAAACCGCCTGCTTATTAGATAATTTCCTTGATATTTTCATTTTACATTTTCCTTTTTATGGTAAATATCTTGATTAGTTTACAATCAAGTTTCCTTCTATTATATTATCCCCAACTTGCAATCTTTCCGGTGTTGTTGTCCATACTGTTACAACTGGGCCACCATCAATGGTATTGGGCGAATTTATGTTAAAGTCAGGCCCTTCAAGTTTAGATCCTCTAAATCTGTGGTTATTTGACACAAAACATTCATTATTTTGATAATTTCCACACTCAAGACTCCTGCTGTAATACATGCCATAGCTCATGGATACGGCAGTGTGCCATTGTCGTAGATACCTACTTCCATATTGTCCAGAAGAAGAGTAGTGGAAGATTACCTTCTTATAGCAGCAATTTTTTGTAGGATTTTCGTAATAACTCTGTGTCTCTGACTGGCTACCGCTATATTGGTTTGGAACAATATCAAGAACACCGCACAACGAGGACGTTGAGTTGGTATTAAAGTGGCTCCAGATTGATCCTGTTATTATGACTGGGTCTGGTATAGACCCTGTTGTGTACAAATATTTAGATACTGTTCTAACAGGGTCTGTTATTGACCCAGTAATGTAACTGTATCTTGATTGTAAGGTTATTTTGATTGAGGAACTTGCATCAAGATCAAGATATTCACCACTACTTGTTGGCACATAACTTGGGATCGTCTTTTCCCACTGTGTGTTTTCTATTGTAGGTATTTTGGCAATTATCACTTTGTTCCTGTGAAGTACAGGATCTTCTATCAGGATACCTGAGATGAGGTCAGCGCGTCCCGGAACAAGTTGTTTAATCTGCTCAAAGAACGTGTAATCATACAAGGCAAGTAGTCTTATCAATGCGTTTACATCATTGTTCCTTGCGTATTTTTGAAAATACTCGTGCCTGAACCTTGATAATTCTGCATAGCCCTCAGTGAATTGATATTCAGGGTCTCCAATCCAATAATCAAGCTCTGCGTAGCCAGTATGGTTATATATCTCATTGTTTACGTGATCGTTAGGCGCAAACACGATAGCCAACCTATTAGAGTCAAACCCTGCTTTGTCGAATGCGCTTTTTTCTGCGCGGGAAACTGGACTCAAGTCCCTTGATAGCACAGAGTCTTCAAGCCTTATTTTTTCAGATCTAAGGGAGTTTCCCCCTAAACTTGGAGTATATACATAAAAAGTCTCATTGTCAGAAGGGTACTGCAATGATTCAGGATATGCTGTAAATCCTTTGAAAGAGGCAGTGGTGTCAAAACTTGCCTTTCTGTTCGGTTGACTGCTTGAAACTTGTACATAAGTCCCGTGATTCCACCTCTGTGCATCTATGCCAAGCGGATAATATTTGTGGAGTGTGTAAAAACTCGAAGTTTCCGTATTTCCGTGATAGGCACTTGGGTTTAGCACATGACTATCAAAGGTTGAACCTGATATGACTTCAAAATATTCTTTGTATGCCTGTATATTACCTATAAACCTCGTGCTCAACCCTGTTCCAGTAGAACTGCCTGTTGTCCCTCCAAAGATAACATAGCTTGGAGAAGATCTGAAACCAAGGTATTGTCCCCATGCCCTGTAAAACCCCCTGCTTGCCGTAGGAGACGTTAAAACAATCGAGGATGTGTTTGCTATCCTCCCATATAAACAATCGCTTACTTGAGAAACTGAGAGCCTTATAGGAGATGTTAGGTTAGAACCAGTGAGAGGCGAATCAACTCTGATGTTTACTGTCCAAAAATCGTCGTTGTAAAAAGGAAGATAAGACGACGACGCTACTACATTGGTAAATGCCGATCCGCTGATGTCGTATGCCAGTGCGCTCAGTTTAAGATAGCCGTATTGATTTGATCCGGAGTATGATTGGGAAAACGGATATTTAGTCCTTATATGAGCCAATTCAAGGTTCATATTGGTCTCTCCGGTCAGCCCGTCCTTTATTGACCATAACGACATAGATACAGAGGAAGAGGTTTCTGTCTTGAATCTAAACTCAACGGTATCTGTTACCCTTTCGATGCCTCCCCATGATCCAGAAGTTATTGAGATAGGTCTTCTTGGTATTTCTATGTACTGGCTTCCGCTTACCTTTAGACTGTAATAATATCTGTCTTCGATGAGGGTTGGCCTGTCTGAAATAGGGCTTGGCCCTCCATACTCCTTTATCCCTATGAGCGTTTGGGGTATCCCATATATTGACATCAAAGCCTTTATTGACCTTGATGTTCCTTTTGTTTTTAGCAGGTACGGAAGGTTGTTAACTATCCTGCGCCAAATCATGTGAGTTTGGTCTTCTTGAGATAGTGAGAACATCGAACCCGTCGCTGCATATTGACCTTGGTTGTTTGTTCCTAGTTTGTATGTCCACAGATCAGCAAGTTGACGGGTGTTCTGTAACTCCCATCCAAAACTTGAGGCAATTGAATAGAGCAGTCCGTTGCTCACTCCTCGCTTAGGATGCTCTTCTTTTTCATGTATTTTTGTCAGCGCATTTATGTAAGCATATAAGAGGTCGAAATGCTCTCCGATCATATCTACAAAGAGCACATAATTACTGTTTCCCGGTTCCATGTAAATGTGTTCCGGGATTGACCAATAAAGTCTGTTAGTATTTTGCTCATCGTATTTACTGGATGATGTCAATAGTTTCTTATACCAATCTTCTGTAATAGATGATGATATTGACCAGTTGACCCAAGACCCAGATATTAACCTTTTTGGCCACGGAGTTATAGAACCGCTCACGTCATGGCTGAATAAACTGGCAGTAGGTTCGTAATAAGACCACCTCTCAAACGGAGTGAAATTGGAGACAATTTGATCTATCCTTCGCTGGTTCAAGTCTATTGCGCCAGATACGAATCTTGTATTGCTTGCTGTTGAGTTCAGCAACACAGCTATCGAGGACGAATACTCCTCTATCTTACTTACTTTATAGTGAAAGTTTCTAATTCTTTTCTCTGCTGACGAGTAGAATACAAAATTATCAAAACTGGTGTAATCAACATTCAGAGTCACGCCCGACCCTGACAAGGTTCTATCTATTATCTTTTGCGTTGTTGATAGGTTCGCATCAAGCAGTTCATCCCAACTCTTGTAAGTTGTTGAGTTGGAAGAATATAGGCTGGTATCTATGTTAAAATTTGGCCCTCTCAACTGGTTTACGTTTCCAGTTACAGTAGGGTTTACCAAGATAACAGTATCAATGTATGGGTCAATTACTTCAAAGTCGAACCATGCCTTGTCCTTATCTTGTATATCATCGAATATAGGCTGATATAGTTTTAGGTAGATAACACCTTCTTCCTCCCCGTCAAACCAAACATTCACAACCTTTTGTATTCGGTTAAACCCAAAATTAATTACAAGGTTGTTTAAAATATTATTGTCGGCTAGGGACTTAACATATGTCTTGAAGTGAGGAAACTCTACGAGATATTTCTTATCAACAGATACTTTTAATTCTGTCCTGTCAGGGCTTATTTCTTTTACGAAGACTTTTTTATTGTCAAAGTCTCCCCAAACATTTTGAAATAAGTTTATAGAAACTATGTAAGATCCTCTACTTATGTTTGCATCAGCAAAAGTAGAGCGTACATCAACAAGTAAACTGTTACTTACGTTTTCGAGGAATGTGTACTTGGAATCATGGTTTCCAAGGAGATAGTCGCCATAGAAAGAATATACGTGGAGTTCCGATCTCTGATTGTTAACGAGATTCGGGTCATGCGGGATTAATACAACATAATCGAGTATAGACAAATCTTGGTCAGTCCACAATTGACCATATTGGATTTGTAGTTCTGATAAAATCTTCTCCTTATTTATGTATCTTTCGAGACTGATGACTATTCCTCACTTACCATATAATTACATGTGTATCGTTATTTAAGGATCTTGCCAGTGTTTTCCAAGCAAACTCTTCTGATTTATCCCCTGATTCGGTTTTAATCACTACATTAGCAAACTGGTTTATTCTTCCGTACACCTTTCCTGTTACAATCTTACCATTTGGAAGTTTAACCTTCACGTCAGGAAGTTCGCCCTTTACTATTTCTGGTGTCCACTCTTCTTTTCATGCTTGCTTCATAACCTCTTCAAGGTTTTTTAAGAATACTTTTTTTAGACCCTCCCATTGATTCTGGGATGGTGTTTTTTATCTTAAAGTGACTTTAATTATTC